TCTGGATCCTACGAAATCTCAAGGAGGGGAGATGACACTTCCTTTCTTTTCTTACACTAATTACGTTTCTATTCCCGATGAGGGTTGGGGCGAATTGGGTAGAATATACTTGCGATCTTTGAACGATCTCAAGCATGCGAATAATGCTACTGACAACGTGACTATAAGTGTTTTTGCCATGGCGGAAGACTTACACATGTCGGTGCTTACTTCAATCAACCCGGCCTCTATCACTCCTCAGATGGGTAAAGAAACGGAAGAAGTTAACACGAAGGGAATCGTATCTGGTCCAGCGACTACACTTGCTAAGGTCGCAAATTCTCTGTCGATGATTCCGATGCTAAAACCATTTGCTTTGGCCACTTCCGTTGCAGCTACAGCTACAGCAACCATAGCAAAATTATTTGGTTATGCAAGACCGGCAGAAACAAAAAGTCCTGGTTCATTCAGGCCACTAGCAAATTCATCACTTGCAGTGACGAACACGGGAGACACGTGCCACAAATTGACGGTCGACTCAAACCAAGAGTTAACTATCGATCCTCGAATTTCTGGCATTGGTGCTAAAGATGACATGGTTATTACTTCCATCGCATCTAGAGAATCATATGTCACTAAATTCACGTGGTCCAACACAGCAGCGCCCGAAACGCTACTATGGAACACAGCAGTGTCGCCCGTTACATGGGCTAATGGCTCAGGCGGAAGTTTTAATTTCCCTGCCTGTGCTATGGCCGCCTTGCCTTTTCAATATTGGAAAGGCACGCTCAAATACAGATTTCAATTTGTTTGTTCAGCCTATCACAAAGGTCGTATTCGCTTTTCGTACGATCCAAATTATCAAGATGATTTGGAGTACAATACCAATTTTGTGCGAATTATTGACCTGGCTGAAACAAATGACTACACAATCACCGTTGCGAATGGACAAGTGGTATCTCTACTTGAACATGCAATTCCAGGCATTGACCCGATCACGGACGTTTACAAAACGTCTGCGTTTACATCAGCGCCGGTTGGCAATGGTGTTTTGTCAGTTTCTGT